ACGCAAGCCATGAAGTCGGCCTCGATGTTCTGGGGCAATTTCTTGATGATATGTCCGCCTTGGTCGCCTTTTTGCTTTCAGCGTCGTAATTTTCGAGCGAGTATATCGAAAAACTGTCAGGGTCGTCCTTTATTGCGGACTTGTTTTTCGGAGAGTTGATATATCCGTTTTCTTTCACGAACTTATCATATACATCGTTGAGGTCTTTTCTTGCTTTCGCCACAAGATTTTTTGCCTGACCCTGCTGAATGTAATCGATAAGCGTCCTGTAAGCGTCCCTTATGTCGAGCAATCCCGTTATACGTTTCGCGACATTGCCGTCTTTTACTTCTTCAATAACCCCGTCCGTAGTCTTGAACAGTTTTCCGTCTACATTCGTAAAGCCGTTCTTCTTCGGTTTTTTCTCGGCTCTTGCGGCTCTGAAATTCGCGGCATTTGCGCTGACGGGCTTCGAATAATCCATTTTACCCGTTATGTGCTTAAACGCATTTTTGATTTGCTCTCCGAGACTGCCGCCGTCGTTCAGAGGATTGTATGTAAGACTGTTCGCACCGTACATACCTCTGATTTTTGCGGGAGTTCCGAGAACCATTTCAGGGTGATTTATGAAATATTCGTTTAAGTCATAACCGTCGTAACCGTTCTCCTCGAACTTCTGCCATGACGTATTGAGGAAATTTTCCCCGCCGTATGCGCTTCCGCTTTCGCGCTTTTTAAGAACAAGTATATCCGTAACTACCTGTGTTCCCGCGTTTCCCGAAAAAGCATTGTTCGGAAGCCTTATTGCGCCGAGCAAATCGGCTCTGTCCATAATATATTGACGTATGGCATTGTCTTTTCCGTTCATCGTAAAACTTGACGTGATGAACATAACAACACCGCCCGGTCTGACTTTATCAAGCGTTTTCGCAAAGAAATAATTATGAATCGCCTTTGTCACACGCTTCGGATACGCATTGTCAACAACACCGTAATTTCCGAAAGGAACATTGCCTATTGCCACGTCCATGTAATTATTCGGAAGATTTGCGTTTTCAAATCCCTGAATGCGAACGTCGGCATTCGGATAAAGATATTTTGCGATAAGCCCCGTTATGCTGTCAAGTTCGACCATTGTCCAACTGTTTACTTTCGAACTCATGGAAACGGGCATAGCACCGACAAAGTTTCCCACGCCCGAGGACGGTTCAAGCATACGTCCTCCCTTGAAGCCGAGACTTTCAAGACCGTCATACATTGCTTTTATAACTTCCACGGAAGTATAATGCGCGTTCTTTGTACTTGCCGAAGCCGCTTTGTATTCGTCTTCCGAAATAACTCCGTCGTCAACAAGTTTTCTGAACTCTGCGAACTCATCAGCCCAACCGTTTTTCGGCGTCATTTCGCTTTTGCGCGTTGTGCTGTTCCAGCGCATTTCTCCGAAAGCGTTGGAAAGTCCGCCCCAACCGACATATTTTGAAAGAGATTCCTGTTCCGCAGGCGTCGCGAACCTGTTTTCTGCTTCAAGTTTTTTTACAAGTTTAATTGCTTCCACATTCGCGCGGAAACGAGCCTTTTCGCCTTGCGGCAGGGAAAGACTGTCCCCTATAACAAAATTGCGTCCTTTCGGTGTCTGTGTCGATTTCTGCTCTATTTGCTCATCGACAACTTTCTTTATACTTTCTTTTTTCGATTCGGTTACTCGTCCTCGTCCTCCGGAGGTCTCCGATACTCCCGCATCAGTTCCGTCCACAGTTCCGAGAACATTTCCCACTCTTCCCGATTGCGTCTGTCCTGCTCCGTCTCGTACTCGTCCTCCGTCGGTTCTGTCTCCGTCACTTCTCCCGACATCTCGTCGTATATCTCCGACCTCGCCATTTCCATTGCTCCCGCGAGCCCTATCTGCGGCGTCAGTTCCGTCACCAAGTCGCTCAGGCGTTCTCCCTCGCTTATCAGCAGAGGCAGAAGCGTTCCCTCGTCCGCCATTTCCTTGTACATCTTCTTTTTGAACTTCATCCAATAATCGTGAAGTTCCCTGCCCATCGGGGTCAAGTGTTGATACTGTTCCACCGTTATCCGACCGTACGGCTTCTCCGCTGCCTTCCTGTCCTTGAATTCCCAAGTTTCTTCTGTCATTTGATGTTACCTCCTTAATAGATTTTGTATTCGATTGTACCGTTTCGGTTATCTTCGGAGCGTCGGCTTCTGCGGTATCATTAACCGCAAAAGTCCTCTGATAATTTTCAACCGCCTGCTCCGCGACCTTATCGAAAACGTCAACTATATTCTGAATATAACGAATCTGCCCGTTGACTTCTTCTTTCATTGCGTTCGCGACTCTCGAACCGTTTTTTCCGAGACTGCGGAAGTAACTTTTTATGTTCTCCAAAAACTCTTTGAGTTTTTCAAGTATTTTTTTGAAGAGTCCCGGGTTCTTTTCCGCAATGTTTTGCGCGAACTTCGAATCGGGCAGAACGTCGGTAAACGTTTCCGCAACGACCTCACGGCTTGCCTTGTCATAATCGTCAAGCGCAAGTTTATCCATCGTGTTGCGGATTTCGGCATCGACGTTTATTCCTCGGCTTTGAAGCGTCTGAAATGTAAGACTTCTGAGTTCATTATAACCTTTTACATTCCATTTTTCAATAAAATGCACACATTCGTGACAAAATGTTCGAACCATAACATACGCGCCGAGTTCCGAAGCGTCCATTTCGTTCAGCAACCCCGCGTTTATGTCTATATACAGTTTGTCTTCGCTGTATTTGAATTTGCCCTGCGCTCCCGTGAAATTTCCGTTCTCGTCTGTCTTAGATTTGTACAGAACAATATCCATGCCCGTTATTTCCGCGGTGGTACTGAGTATCTTATACGCCTTGTTCTGCGTGTCGTTGAAAGTCTTTTTCAGGTCGGCTATGGTAACGCCCTCGCCCTTTACCGTGCCTATCTTTCGTCCGACGGTTATATCTTTATTCTTGCCCGAACTCTTTTCGTCCGCGTCTTTTATTTTTGCCTGTATCTCCGTGTCTCTCTTGCGCGTTTCTTCCTCTCTCGCAAGGACTCCGAGATTGTAAGAGTGTTTTTTCTGCATGGCGGAAAGTTGTCCGAAAGGACCGTTATAATCCGTCAGTCCGTCTTCGGGAACTTGTGAATATCCGAAATTAAAACCCTCTTCCATTCCCGCGACATAATCCGCCGCGGGCAACGTGCCGTCATATTCAGCCTTTATGAGGTCTGTTGCCGCCTTGCTGATATGTTTGTTGTCTATATCCTCCAAGGCGTAATTCAGAGCCTCTGCGCTTCTCTCGCGGTCGGTATTGTCCTGCGTCGTTGCCGTCGGAGTTTCTTCAACCCTCGGCGCGGAAATATCCTGTCCGAAGCCCTGTGCATTTTCGCGAACGGTCTCCGACGGAGCAATCGAAAGCGGCGTATTTGCCGTCTGCGCGGGCTGCTCCGTATACTGCGAAACATCGGAATTTATATTACCCGTTGCGGCATTTGCATTCCTGTCAAAAATGAAGTCCGCTCCGTTATCGTACAGATTTTTGTATGCGTTCAAAAAATCAGAAGTGTCGGAATCGGAAAGGAGACTGTCAAGAATCTTCTGCCCTTTCATTCTTTTGAAAGAAGCCTTTTCGGTATCTGACATATTATCAAAAAACGCGTTTGTCAAAAGTTTTGCCGTATAAGACTTGTAGTTTACGTCGGCTCTGTCTTGCAGTTTGTCGAAAATTTTGCTTTTAACTGCCTGAACCGAGTGTTTTTGTACCGCGTCGCTTACAAGGTCGTACAACTTGCCCGTCTTTGTCAAATCAGAACTTGACATTTCTCCACCGTTTGCTATCGACTGTTTTAATTGAGAAACAAGCTTTCCTATCTGCTTTGTATCCGCTCCCGGGAAAAGCTTATCATATTCAAGAACTATTTCCTCTGCGTAGTCTATAAGGTTTTGAGTATTTCCCTGTTCATTTATTTGCGTACCTACACCTCGGGAATAATTGTTGTAATGGATAAGATTTGCGGTTGAACCGACAGCCGCCATTCCTCCGCCCGAAACAAAACCGCCTATTCCCGCGTTTATAACATTCTTGCAGGTTTCGATAAACGCGTTCTTCAAGCCGCCCTCTTCTTTGAGTTTCGCCCATTCGGATTGACTTTTCATAACCCATGCGTTGGTCAGCGTGTTCATAATTTCCGTAAAAACTTCTTCGGAAGCCTCAACCCCCGCTTGCGCGAGAACCTGTTTCAGCCATTGCCTTTTTAACTTCGTACCTTTATCCATATTTTTAAGGAAATGGTCAAGCGAAACGTATTCGAATATCATTTCCGCCGCCCCCGCAGCACCAGCCCCCAGCATTATCTGTTCTTTCGTTGCGCCTTTGTCAAACAGGTCTTTTGCCTCCGTTGAAGCGGCATTCATTCCCATAATTACGGTATATCCTCTGCCGAACATTTTCGCTCCGACAAAGGAATCCACCCCGCTCATAATAGATTGATAAAAGTCTCCGAAAGAGAAATCTATTCCGGGGATTGCCGCCCCGCCCGTTGCTTCTTCAATGTCTTTTGCAGTATTACCGCGTAAGTTCGACGCTGAATTGACAAGTGCAAATTCAGGAGAATACGGATTGATTTCTTTACCGCTTGCTATATCGCCGATAATTCCGAATGAAGCGGGAATACCGCCTACAACATTCGAAGGAACTGACGCAAGGCTCAAAATTATCTTATTTAACACAGAAGAATCGTTATATGCTTTCGTTTCTTCTTCAAGATGTCTTCTGCCGAGGGTTGTCTGCATACTGTCAAGAAAATCGTAAGCCGCCTGCTGCCCTTGTGTATTGAAGAGATAATAGTAAGTGTCTATCTCTTCTTCTTTAAGTAAGTCCCAATGAAAATTGTTTCCATCGGAAACAATCGACGACCACGTATAATTACCTGAGGAATAAGCGTTGATGTCAGCAGTCTCTCTCATCGTTTCGGGTGCTGAAAGAAAAAGTCCGAGTTTGTCTTTAACCTCAACCTGTTGCGGTATTTTTATCCTTGTTCCGTCGTCGAGAACGTATTCGTTGTTCGCTTCGTCCGTATACTCTATATAATCCTTTATTTTTCCATAATCTCTATCAAAAGAGATACGTTCCAAGTCGGCATTGTCAAGTTCTTCTTTTGTCGGATTGTTGTACTGCCTGAACTGCGACGCCGTTCCGAAGTCCGCGTTATTCCTCAACCCGTAATAATCGTCAAGAACTTTCTGATTTCGCGTATATATGTTTGTTTCCGCTTCAAGGGCTTCTTTGCGCTTGACAAGATTTTCCTTTTCTTCTCCGTCGGGAGTATAGGATATTGTTTGTTCAAGCCTCTTAATCTCCGCCATTTTGCGCTCATAGATAGCCTGCCTTGCGTTGGTGGTTTCGTCGTCAAGTTCAAAATCATTGTTGAGCCACCCGCTCATGATTTCCTGATAGCCCTCTTTGCTTCTCGCCTTTTCAGCCTGTTGACGATACGCTTTTATCTCTTCTTCCGAGCCGCCGTTACTTTCCGCTTCTCTTGCCTTTTCCGTATAATATACATAAAGAGCAAGCCTGTTCTCGTCTTTGCCATCTTCTGTCGGCAGCGGGTCTTTATTTTTATTCAATTCAAACGGAAGTTGTCCGAGCGCGGTCTGCTTCATCATCGGGTCAAAAGAATATATTCCGCCCGGGCTGTTTTTCCCGACCGATGAAAGCCCGCTCGGACGAAACGGGGACATTGCCTCGTTTCCGATAGGGATTACCCCCGAGTCGCTTTGCGGGTTCATAAAGTCGTTGAAGTCTTCCTCGCTCTTGAAATTCGTATAAACTTTCGCCGCCTCGTATGCGTAATCGTAAACGCCTTTCATGCTTTCAAGGCTTTTAATCATATCATCGGCTTCTTTTTCTCCGATGATTTTTCTGTACGCTTTAATATCCGAAACGAGCGAAGCGGTTTCTTTTCGTGTGCTTCTCTGCTTGTCGAGAGTTTTTTTGACAGAGCCCTCACCGTACAACGAATCGGAATAGTTGTTCGCATAGGACTTATACGAAGACAAAACGCTGTTATATCTTCGTGCAATGTCATTTTTTATTGAACCCGAATTTTCCGAAAGACTCTTTTTTCTCTCTTTCAAAGCGTCCTCAACAGAAATCGGCTTGTTCTTGTTCGCATACCCCTCGGGGTCTTTCAACGCCTCACGGTATCTTGCATTGTATTCTTCTTCTTTTATGCGCTTTTTTCTGTCTTCAAGCGCTTTTTCGACGCTGTAACCTGCCATAATAACCTCCTGTTAAAGCATAAGATTTGCGGTTGCTCCCATATTTGCGGCGGAAATAAACTCTTTCGGTATGTAGCCCTTTGCAACAAATTCATTGAATGTTTTAAGAGCCGCCGATTCTCCGCCGTCCTTGTCCTTACGAATACTCGAAAAGAAGCTCATCCAATCCTTTGCCGTCCACTTCGAATATTTTTCCTTTTCTTCCGCGGTGCCTTTATATGCCGCAAGCTGCGCTTCAAGGTCGGCAATTTTCGCCGATTGATTTCGTGCCGCTCTCGATTCCGCCAACTGCGCATATTCCAAAGCGAGATTTTTCGCGAACTGGTCTTCCGAAACTTTCTGCTGATACTGCCCGAACGCTCTGTTATATGCGTCCGAATACTGCCCGTAGTCGTATGTGCGCTCGTTATTGAACTTGTCGCTCAAACGCGAATACTCGGAGTTCCAATCGGAAACCTTGTCCCTGTATTCACCGTATTCCTTGTCGTACATACTGCCGTAAAGACTTGCCTTGTTGTAAAGGTCGCTGCCCTCCGCGTTGTACTTGTCAAGCGCAAGCTGATAAAGTTCCGGAACAACGCCGTTCAACTTCTGCAAATATCCCTGATACGCCTGATTGCCCGCGTTTACCGCGTATGAGTTCCCGTAACCGCCCGTCAGCGCCGAAGCCTGTCCCACGGTGTCCGCCATTGCCAGCCGTCCCTGATTTATATACTGCTGCTTATACTGCTGATAAAGCATATCGTTGTTCAGGTCGTATGAAAATTTCTCACGGTTGTTTATCTTGTCTACCGCCTGTTTGAGCGAATCCGCGTAAGTTCCGCCCGTCCATTCTCCGACCTTGTTTTTCTCGTGGTTCGCAAGGTTTTCCCTGTACTTTTTAACATTGTCGCTTTCGATGTAATTCCTATAACTGAATGCCATTATGTATACCTCCTTTATGTCGTCGGCAGAGCCGATTTAATATATCTCCATTGACTCCACGTGTTCTGAACCATATTGCATACCGCAACAGACCCGTCGATATAATCGAACAGATAAACAACGCCCCACGTCGAGCCGCACCGAAAAACAACACCGGGCGAATGGTCGTAATATCCCTGCGTCGGAATATTGGTCGTCGTATTCGTTGTCAGGAACGGCGTAACTCCGACCGCGCAATCCTCCGCAAAGGAGAACACGTCCGCCGCCTGTGTCAGCAGCGCCGTGCCGAGAAATCCGCTGTCAAACACGGTCTTCCACGCAACGGCAAAGGTGTCGTCTTCGTCCGCGTATTTTCCCACACCCACAGCCTTGCCGCCTTTCTTCATGTGGAAAGTCACCGTTCCCTCGGGTATCGTATAGAAAACGGAAGACGCGCCGCCCATTGTGTCGAGAACGCCTATTTCTATCTCGTATGAGTCCGTTACGGCAAACGAACCCGCTATCAATCCCGCGTACTCACCCAAAGAATCTGTTGTGAGTTCCGTCCACGCCCCGAACTCTGTTGCGGACACCTTTCGGCTTCTCCAACGGAGTTTACAGGCGTTCGTACCTGTACCGCCCGAGGATATCTGCGAATACTGCGTTTTTGCCTTTATGTAAACAGTCGTGCTGTCGGATACTTCTTGTCCGTCCGAATTACCCCTGAAACACAGTACCGACCCCGAGCCCGAACCGCTGACAACGGCGGGCAGAGAATAAGGTAAAACATCAATGTCAAGACTGACGGAAGCCGAATATCCTCGCGAATCGGTAACCGTTACTTTGACAGTTTTCGCCCCCGACGTTGCAAATACGTCCGAAACAAAACTTTGCGTATCATACGTTTTACCGTCGATAACCGTCTCGTACTTCACCACGCTTGCGCCGAACTTCGGCGTTGCCGTTATAACGACCTTTGCCGCCGAAAGAGTCTGCACAAAAACAGTACCCGCAGCCTGTCCGTTCTGCGGAGTAAGCGAGACGGAAACCGTCGGTCTTGCGTTTGCTTCGGTTATAGTCAGCCTGCGCGTTAAAGAAGAAGTGACCGTGTTCCCGTTCGCGACGGTCTTTATTATAAAATTCACGTTTCCGCTTTTCGCGTCAGTTATCCCGTTTCGGAGAACCGCGCGTTCTGCGTCCGTGAGTTCGAACGTATACGATGTCTTATCTTTATCTATTGCCCTGTAACTTACGTTGTCCGTCGTGCCGTCAAAACTTATACACGCCTGCGCCGAAGTCACCCCGGTGCCAATCGGATTTTGGTATGTCACGGTCGGGTTGTCCGTATCGTTGAAATCGGGCGCGGAAACAAGAATAATACACCTGTTAATTTTGTCAAGCGTTACTGCTGTCTCCGGAATAGTACACGGGTCACTCGACGATAAAGACGGACCGTAACGAGCCGCCGTGCCGTCCGCTTTTGCGGAGATTGTCATTGTCGCCGTGCCGTCCTCATTATGCGGCACTTTTACGCGGCTGACTTTCTGTATCATATACGAGTTGGAAGTCCACGGGTTACAGTCAATTCTTTTCGATACGGAATATGTCTGCCCGTTCACCGTAATGCTTGCCGCTCTTTCTCCGACCGTATCGAATTTATAGTTTGCGTTCGTCGTCGCGAAATACGTCGCCACGGTCACATACGACGCATTCTCTGAAACACTCTGCTCAAAAGAACATTCCGCATAAAAAGAGAATATCCCTTGTCTTTCTGGATTTGTTATTCTTCCCGTTATCGTCTTGTTTCCCACAGAATCAACCTCCCGCCCATTTGAACGCTATCCCGTTTGCCGTATCAACGGTATATCCACCGAGCGACATCTTTCCGAGGACGTTTATATTCGTAATATTAAGCACCGTGCCCGTCATATATGCAACAGGTTCTTTCGACTGCGGCGTGTAGAAGTATATTCCCGAGGACGTGAAGCGCGCATACTTGTTAAATACTTCCGTGCCGTTTACCGTCGTTCGTTCTCCGACCTCTATACCGTATACTCCGCCCGCGCCCTCTTCGAGTTTGCCGCTCTTTATCCACGCCGAAGCGGAGCGGATCTGCTTAATATCATTTGTTATCATTTCCTGTTCGGAGAGCAACTGCGTGATATTGCTGCTGTTTACCGATATGGCTTGGCTCGTTTTGCTTTCATATTCTCCGAAAACCGACTTCGCGGTATATACCTCGTCAAACCTCAGCTTCATTTGATTATAATACGCGTTGACAATATCCGCGGATTTTATGATAAGAGCCTTGACTTTATCAAAAGTGTCCGCAGCGTCCGCGTCGGTCGCGGAGGAAGAACCGCCGCCGTTATATACAACGCCCGATATATCGCCTTTCGTGGCTTTGTCCGCAGCGTTCAGCGCAAAATTCAACTGTCCCACAAGCTGATGTATGTAGGACTGCATTTGCGTCAATTTTGCGTCGACGGTCGTTCCCGTGATATTCGGAAAGCGCAAATCAACATTAGGCATTATATATCACTTCCCTGTTCCGTCGTTTTTGTAATCGAGAAGATTTTCGCGTCGCCCACGCCCTCTATGCGCAGACGGAAGTGGTCGCACCGTCTCGGTCGCAGAGGTATCGTAAACGTCCGCAGGCTTGTCCCCTGCAACGTCGCAAGATGTTTCCATTCCCCGAAGGAATCATACTGCACCGAGAATATGACGCGCGAACCTATTTCAAGAGACATTCTGACGTTGAGACGGGATATATATTTTTTGTCCGGCATAGACGTTCCGAGAACGCCCGTTTCCGCCAACCATTCAACGGGTGACGCGTCGGGAGTTCCCGAACCGAGAACGGAGCGTATAAGATTTGTTTCCGCGTCTATGTAATATAGGTCACCGCGGCAGGAACAAAACGCGGAGGCGCGGGTGTTGTCCTCTTTGAACCACATACCCGAGGACGTGTCGTAAACAAAAAGATACCATTTCCCGTCCGTTTCGGACTTCATCGAGATGTAATATCTGTTTTTATGCGCGCCCGCAACAGCGCCGTTACGAAGTTTTTCCGCGTCGTCCGTCACGCTTTCGTCCACGCCCGAATACGGTTCGTCTCCGAATGCCGAAGATATTTCGGACGGCAGAGACCCGTCATACACGCAAACGCCGCTCCTGCTCTTGTAAAACAGAAGTTCGTTTACTATGGCAAGAGAGTTTCCCGCACCTTTCATCACGCCCCTGCAAGCCGTTGTCTGAATCTGAAAATTCGCTGGATAATTGCCGTAAACCTTATGCAGACAGTTTTCTTTGAAAAACAGCGGATAGCCGAGATGCGTAATTGCTCCCGTCCATTGTCCGTCCGTACCGCAGGAAGCGGTATATGAATCGGTCGAAACGCCCATAAAGCAATTCCAATTCTTGAAATCGCCTAATTTTGAAGCGTATATTTCGTTTACGACGTTTCCGTTTATATCCTGTCCGTACCGGCAGCCCCACAGGCGGTTTCCCGACTCAATTATAAAATCGAGTTTCGGCATAAGCCTTTCAATCTTTATCGGCGTTTCCTGACTTCCCACATTGTCGATAATTCCGACGATAACGATATAATCGCCCTGTCCCGCGTGCTCTTCGCTCTCGTCGCGGTGTACGTCGTAAAGAACGCTGACTTTTCCCTCAAAGTCTGCCAACTGCGGCATTCGCTGCGTATCTATGCCCGAAATCTTAACGCCGTCATACTGCTTGAAATCCGCCGCGATATTCGGGCAGGATATTTTAACGTACGTTGTCGGTATCTGCGTCCACATCGCATTGACTTCCGAATACTGTTTGAGCGTATGCGGCGTTTCGGAAGTATCTATCCACAATGAACCGTTCGCCTTTTTTTCAGGCTCTTTGTCGCCCGCTTCGACATTCTCATAGGCTTTCCCGTCAACGCTGCACAGTTCGTAATTCACCACCGCCGAGGCGGGAGAAGTAAAAGACGCTTCTATTTTGCCGCAGTCCGTATAATCGCTTGTATTTATATACATTTTGTCGGGCATTATGATTATATATGCACCCATTGAAATCAGCTGCTTCGGGCTGTCTGAAAGCGTAAGCCCCGTAATGGGCTTGTTGTTTATAAAAAGCGTCGTGCCGTCAACATAACACAGCGCGTCTTTTGCGATTATACCGTTTATCTTATGTTCAGTTATGTTCCCCGACGGAAATACATACGAACCGCGCTTGTTTCGCGGCGAAAGCACGGGATAATATGACGGCGTAAGGTTCTTCATATCGTAAAATTCGCCGTCGATTATGCGCAGATTGTGATTGTAACCCCCGAAGACGTCAACCACGGAACGCGACTGCGCTATTTCGTTCATCATCGAATAAGCCACCTGTTTTCACCCCGTTAAAAATATTTGAATTTTGAGCCTTTCGGCATATATTTGCGGTTGTAGAACCTTGAAAAAGCAAGGAATGTATCATTGAACCGCGTCATTGAATTGTTGTACCTCGCATATTCTCCGTCCGCGAAATCTATCTTCGCGGAAAGCCAGTCAAGATACGCGCTGTCATACGGGCTCGGAATAAGAAGCACGGTATCAAGCGGCGTGGTCGCGTCATACCCCGTAAAAGATATATCTTCTCCGCCCTCGTGCGTGTCCGTCACTGTCTGCTTTACCATTCCGTCAAGTTCGGAAAGCCACTCTATTTTATCTTCTTGCCCGTATCCGTTCGGTTTTATCTTGTCAAGGCGGTTAATCGCCTCTATTATCGTCATTGTTATGCCCCCTTTTTCAACAATAGGGGGCATAAAGCCCCCGTGTATATCTTAATGCAAATCAGTCTTTCTGCATCATGCTTTCGTATTCATATCTCTGTTGCAGCATTTCTTCCTCGTGGTCGAGAATTTCCGCAACCGCCGCAGGAACATCAACGTAAACGCCGCGTTTTATCAGAAAACGTCTGCCGTTGACCCAAACGACCTTGTCCTCTTTGTTGTCTCTTTCAATGGGAATGCGTATGGTCACGGTCTTTTCTTCATTTTTCTTTGTCATGGTAAATACCTCCTTAAATCAAAGCGAGGGGGAAAGGGAAGCCCTCTCCCCCTGTGTAAATCAGTTGGATACCGCAGAACCGGAGTATCGCGGAGAAACGGACTCAACGCGCACAATATAGTCGAGGTTGAGTATTTCAGCCGTCTTTATTGCTTTCCAGCCAACGCTCGAACGCTGGTTAAGCGGGTCTGCCGTACCGCCCGAACCTTTCTGCTTGATAATGGTTTCAAGTCCGCCGCCCGCAACGTCGGTAATACCGTAAGCGCCCTGTGCAAGGAAAAGCGTACTGAACACCGCAAGTCCGTCGGAAGTGCCGTTCTGACCGCATACAAGGTCGCCGACCGCAAGAGTGTCAATGGCGGTCTTTACGGTAAGAGTGGTCTTGCCCGTACCGGGAGTGATTGCGGTGATAGTATTCTTCTTGCCGCCTATGTAACAATCAATGCTAAGTCCCGTCTGGCTTTTTGAAGCCTGCGCGGAAACCTCTACGGAAGTAGAGGAAGAAGTGATAGCCTTGCTGACATACATTCTCTCGATTCCGTCGAATATCGCACCGGGACCGAAAATCTTCGCTTCGGAAGTCTCGACAAAACGAACGCCCGCTATCTTGCCTATCTCGCCCTCGTAAAGGTCTTTCGGGTCGCAATAGGTCTTCGGGTCTTTCCAGTCCTTGTCGGACATAAGGTCATATTCCGCGAACGGGTGGATAATGGCGACGTAATCGCCGTTTATCTTCGGCGCGTTTATGGATTTGAGTTTCGCCACAACCTGGCGCACGGTATCTACCTTGATAACGGAGGTCTTGTCAAGAGCCGCTCTGCTCGTGACCTCGGTCTCGGTCTCACCGCTCCACTTGGAAGCGTAGTTGACGTTGGTGCTGCTGTGCAGCACGTTTCTCGTCACGGTATCAAGCGTAAGCCCCGCCTGCTGTCCGAGCAGTTTCGTCGCTTCGAGAATGGTGTTGTCAAGCGCGGTCAGTTCGAGCACGTCGGACTGCACGATGTAGTCGCCGTACTGCGCCACGGTCGCGGAAATTTCGGTAACGGAAAGTCCGTTGCCCGCAGGGGTCACACCCTCGGTAAGCGGCGTAAGAGCCTTGTTGAGCGGCGCAAACTTTCTGAACGAAATGGTTTTGCCGCCGTTTTTGGGAATGGGCTTTTTCTGACCGAACTGGTCGTGTACAAGATTTGCCTGCGCGTTGTCGAGAAGAGTCATGTCATAAAACTCTTTCATCTCGGCGGTAAGCGAGGGCTGCGTGGTTACCTGTGTATCCGCAAAGAGTTGCAGATTGATTTTCTTAAAAATTGCTTTCATTGTTAAAATCTCCTTTTTCATTTGAATGTGAACCGAGCAAGGAGATTGAGACGGTCATTTTTAACCGAGCCGTATCTTCTCTCCGAGCCCCGCTCTGCGAATAAGTTCTTCGCGTTGCTCTCTTGTCATTTGCGACACGTTGGTTTTGACAACCGCCGACGCCTGCGAATTTGTCCCGTTTTCGGAAGGACGCATACCCTGCGCTATCACCTTGTTCGTCAACTGTCTGCCGACGGTATCGGCGGTGAATTTCATCGCGCCCTGAATAATCTCGTCCTTGTGAATAACCTCGTACGCGGTTCTCACGTCGATATTGCTTTTCAGCAAATCCACGAATTTCGGGTTACGCATTTCGGCGTTGAGTTCAAAGTTCGGATAAACCTGTTTAAGGCTTTCGCTCTGCTCCATCCACCCCGCATATATCCTGTCGGCGTTCTCGCGCACTTCCTGTTCGCGCATTTGCCTTTTCAGGTCGGCGTTCTCGCGCTCCATTTTGCGGATTTTTTTAAGCTGCTCGACCGAAACGCCTTTTTCAAGTGCTTCTTCGGCGAAAAACGAATCGTCTTCGTCTATCGCCTTGTTGAGTTCGTTCACATCGAGGTCGTTTACGTCAAATCCGTATTTTTTCGCAAGAATTTCGAGCGTCGGAGCAAGGGCGTTGTACCTGTCAACGGTCTCTTTCGTCCCTTTGAGCCTCTTCTGAACGGTGTCCTGAACTCTCGCGTCGTAAAGGTCTTTGTATTCACCCTTAATAAGGGCTTCGAACTTTGCGCTGCGGTCGTCGGGAATATCACCTTTCGCGTTGTCTTTCTGCGCATCGGCGGTCTGCGCACCTCCGTCGGAGGTTTTTAACGCCTTTTCGGACGCGGCGAACGTCCCGTTGTCAGCCTGTCCCTCACCGAAACCAGTGCCGCTTGCTCCAACCGCGCCCGCGGCACCTGCGCCGCCGTCCGCAAAAAGTTGAAGATTGATTTCGTGAAAGATGTCATTTTTGTTGAACATATAAAAGTCCTTTCTGCCCTTATCGCGGGCGAATCGCTTGTATGTTATTTCTCCTCTGCGGGAGTTCCAAGCACCGTAAGGTCTATTTTGTCGGGAAAGTTCGCCGACAAAAGCATAAAGCCGTTTTGAACGACAAAATAAGAGTGAACAAGTTCGGCGTAGTCCGCGTCCGTCTTTGCTTTTGCTCTTATTTTTGCGCTGCCGCAGTTAAGTATCAGCGTGGGTCTTTTCGTCTTCTTCGCCTTGTACATAAACTTAACCGTCTGCGCAAGCGTGTATGAAAGCGTTGACGCCGCGCCGCATATAAGGTCTTGTCCGACCTCCTGCGCACCTGAATGACCGCTCACGGTCATTTTCATCGTTCTTGTCGCGTCGTCACGCGTGATTATTACGTTTATCATCTCTGTCTCCTTTATGTCGGGTCTGTCTGTTCGGACACACGCTTTCTCGCGTTTCTCGTTGTCGCCGCTTCCTGTTCGGAAGAACCTCCGAGCGCGTCGGATTTTGAAGCGTCAGCCTGCCCGCCCGCAACAAATCCGAGACTGTCGGACAATCCGAACTGCTGCGCAAGAGAAGCGGTCACTTCGTTTCCGCCGCGTGAAGCGTCAACCATTTGTCCGAGCGCCAAAGCCTGCTGCTGCAACATCAGCAACTGCTGATACAGAGTGCCGTTCTGCGCTATTTTTTGCATTATCGACTCTTTGCGCGGGAAATCCATCATATCAAGGCAAGCAAGGGCTTGGTCTGACAACTGCGGATTGAAGAAACCCGCCTGATAGAATTGCAGCGCAAGTTCGTTTTGCGAAAGTTTCGAGTACGGAGACTGTTTCTCCGCCGTCACTTCGATATCGAACAGCGGGACGCGCACACCGTAATCCGCTTCGCCTATCGTCCCCTGCGCCTGCGGCTGAATGCCCGCGTTGGAGTATTGCACGAACTGTGCCGCTCCGTTCTGCCCCATTATGCGGAAACATCTCGGCATATCGTAAAACTGCCGTATCAGTTCAATGCACAGCAATATAATCTGCCTGTAAACGCGATAAGCGGCTTTGTTGTCCTGTCTTGAAAGTTTCGACCCGCTCTCCTGCAATGCTGCAATGGCGGAAGCCGCCGTCACACCTCTTGCCGAACCGCCCGTGTTGACATCGCGGTTGCCCGTGGTCTCTTTGAGTTCGTCTATCTTGTTGTTGATAACCGTCACATATATGTCCGAAAGGGCTTTTCCCTGTATCGGCAAAATGCTGTCCTGTCCGAGGTTGCCGTCAACGTGAACAAGGTCTTTCGTCATATCCGCATATTCTTCCTCGTTCACCCCGCCGTCGGAGCGGATAAAGCAGCGCGGTGCGGCATTCGCAAGCAGATTTTTGAGTATCGCTTTGTTTCCGCGGTCGATATACTCTTGCGCCGACTTGCCTATGTCTATATATCCAAACCCCGCGGGCGTTCCCTCAACCGAGAATAACGGGTCAAACTCAAACGGGTATCGCCCGTGGTCGTAAAAGCCGCGCTCCGCGTATTCGGGGTCATTTTCGGTCGCAAACAGAACAACATTGTTAACGTACTTGCAATAATGCAATATCTGTTTGCCCTGCGAGTTCATTTTTTTGTAGTACCAGTCTACAACAGCGCTCTTATCTGACGTATCAACAGAGTCGTCGTAAACATACTTCGCTATGTTGAGCGTTGACGTGCCGAGTCCCCCGTTCAGCAACTGCGGATACCGCGCCGTCAAAGTGTCGTTGTCGCACAACTCAACGCAAAAAAGATTTCGACTTTTCTGTATGTCGGTCACGCCCGGTTCCCAAAAGAGATTGAGCAAATCTATTTTCCGAATCGCGATGTCTCCGAGCCCGTTCAACTTCGAGTTATCCCAAAACACGCCGTACACGCCCGTGCCGCTCTTCAATTTGTAAGTCCATACCTCGTCGTATGTCTTTTCAAAATCGTTTTGGTCGAGAATAACGGGCAGTATCGACGTCAGCATTTCCGCTTCCGCCTTGTCGCCCTCTTCACGGGGCAGCACATTCGGCGCGGGGAAGTTATCCATAGCGTCGGCGTGTTTGTTTGCGATACAGTTGAACAGCCACCCGCTTGTTGGCTCTACTTGGTCTTTTCCTCCGCCTTTCAGGCAGTCCCAGTGCCGCAGCTTGTACCACTTCTCGTTTTCGATAATGCGATTTTCAAGGTTTGCCTTGCCGCTCTTGTAGCGTTGCAGCGTCTGCGTCGCTTTCTGCACGGCTTCTTTTCCTATCGGTTGAAACGTCCGAAACCCGTCAATCGTTCCGCCGTCGGCTGCGCCGCCCTGTCCTATGGGCACTCTCTGCGACATCATTCTGCGATAATAATCCTGCGCCGTCGGCTGCGGGGAAGACTGCCGTCTCCGCATTTGCTCTTCGTTCGTAGGCTGCCTGTCCACTCCTTGCACGGCGTCATTGCCTGTTGCGTCGTCCTTTGCGTCCTCTTTCTTCTTTCGGTTGAATAAAGCCATTATTCTTTCACCTCGTATCTCTGTCTCTTCGGCTTCGCTATAATATCCTCTTTCGGAATATCCAAAAACATCGCCATCGGCGTCTGACTGTACCCGTCGGGCTTGACCGCCGCTCTCGGCTTAATCGGACGCGACATACAAAAATATCTCCACTCGTCCGCTATGTGGTCTTCTCCGTCCGTGTCCAAGTCCTCGACCTTATGGTCGTCGTATATAAGCGTCGGAACTGTGCGTATGAAAGCCTTGCAGTTAGAAAAGACATACATCATCGGAAAGCCGTTGCCGTCAAACGCAAGTCGGTAATGACATTGCAGCCACCCCGCAAGACGGTCGTTGTCGCCTTTTTGAAAATATACCTGATGTTTCGCCGCCGTCTCGGCTATGGATTCTCCCGTCTGCGCATTCCATATCGCAGGGTCGGCAACTCCGATAATCTTCTTGCCTTTCAACCACCTGTGTTCCGTCTCTATGCGCCGAACCTCGGCAAAAACCTCGTCGGGTATCATCTCAACGCCTGTATTCGGGGTCTTTTTGCACCCGTAATACTCCAATATCCGATACACAACGCCCTCATAATCAACCGCCCACCAGCCAACGGAAAACGGGTGATGATAGCCCCAGTCGAAAGAGCGGTAAACAGTCCACCCGTCAGGCACTTCGAAAGGCTCGATAACGTGCGTCCACCGTCTGTCGCCGTAATGTTCGGGGTCGTTTCGCCATTCGCTGAAATACTGCCCTGCATAACTGTCCCAATCTCCGTAAAGCAAAGCGTTGCGCTCCGCTTCGGGCATTGCTGCAAGTCGCGTTATGTAATCGGGATCGTTGTCAAGCAATATCTTGTTATCAAAGACCGACGACGGAACAAAAATGCGTGACCTGCGTTTCTTTTCCGTGTGTCCGTCGGGAAAAGAGATGTTGACATCTTCCCAAATCGTCGTCAACGGCTTTGCCGCCGTTATAAATCTGTCCTTAACCCACCCGTGGCCTATACCCCCAGGGTTAGCCGTCGCGCGTATATAACATCGCGTCCCTTTGCCGTTGGGACGGTTACGCGAGGAAAGATATATATACTCGTCATAAGTAAAGTGAGTAAGCTCGTCAAAAGCAATAAAGTCATAGGCTTGTCCTTGATACTGTAATTTTGCGGTGTCCGTGTGCATTGACCCGAATATAATCTTTGCGCCCGACGGGAACGTCCATGTGTGCGACGAACCGTTGTACTTTGCTTTCGGAAACGCCTGCGGATAATATCTCAACGATTTTTCGATAAGCTCCGTCAACTGCGGGAATGTTTTACGCAAAATCAATGCTTTGTAGTGAGGAATATTAACCTGCCTCGTCGCTTCGATGACAAGTGCGTCGCTCTTTCCTCCGCCTGCCGCGCCGCCGTATAACGCTTCGTCTTCGGGGCGCGCCATAAATATTGCCTGTCTCGGCTGCGGCTTCCAAACGATATTGCTCATGTCCCGTCACCGCCTGTCTGTTGTTCCGGCTGTATTTCTTCCACCGACGGCAGGATAAGCACTCCGCCCTGTTCTCCGTCCGTTTGCGCGTCCGTCCCCTCCGCCTCTTTCTGCAACTTTTTAATCCTTGCTTCCTGCTCACGCAGGTCCGCAGGGGACTTAACGTGCAAAGCGTCTTCGAGGTCTTTAATCGCCCCCGTTATGTCTCGCGGCTTAACGCCCGCCGAAATAAGTGTCACGATGTCGTTGCCCTCAACAAGGTCGGTCAACTGCTGTGCCACCTTATAAGCAAGGTCGTAAAGCATTGACTTGTAGTCCGTGGCTTTGGATTCCGCTTTCGCAAGCGATTTAGTGTCCACCCTGTGCCTGTACCGTTCTCGTTCGGCGAACCACTCTTCCGCGGAGGCTTTGCGTTTAAGTGTCCCGAACGGAACTTTGTGTTTTTCGCACAGTTTTCGATACGAGATATCCGTTGTCACATATTCTCGCTTAATCGCATTCCAATCCACGTTGCTCCTCTCCTTGCAATTTACTCTGACTCTATTATAGCGGACGGGCGGGCGGGCGCACACCACCCCAAAAACACATTTGCATTTTTGAATTTTTGAACGTCACAATTTGTTCAATATTTTTTTTGTCAAACCTATTGACATTGGCGTGCCAATGTAGTATAATGTACTTGTGAATAAGAGAGATAAAACCCTCAAACAAAAAAGGAGATAAAAAAATGACAACTAAGATCTATCTGACAGAAGTTTTCGATGAACTTGAAAACCCGTTTGACCTTAAAAGAGGCTGCACCATCAAGTTCGAGGATATCGACATCAAGGCTTGGGGCGAGTATAAGTAATGATTTGTGTGTAGTGTTTAATTAGGCACTACACCTTATATCATATAACAAATCCCTGCTGTAGGAAAGGCTTCCTATGGCAGGGATTTTTGTTGTTTGTATGACTATTTTTTGCACATATCCTCAGCTACCATCATAGCTACATTTGGCGTATTTGGAAGTTTGTACGGACGATTGCTCTGTGTTGTGGTAATGATATCATCACCAAGAACCATCGCCATCTTTGCGATTGTAGCTAAAGTGAGATTATGTGTTCCACTCAGCCAACGGCTCACTTCTGTTTCTGTCTTGCCAAGAGCCTTTGCGAAATCACGCTGTTTCATATTTCGTTCCTGTAATAGTTCAAAGACTCTGTTGGCAATAGCAACGCATAAGTCGACTTGTTTGTTTGTGTCCGCAGGAGTTGACTTGCGGATTTCATCCATCAGTTTATTTGTTTTCATATTAAATCCTCCTTATTATAGTCGATATCTATAGTCAATTCAAGTGGTCCATGTAGATTTGTACCATTGATTGTTATGATTCTTCTATTTTCAAGTTTCTTTATAATGATGTCTATCTTTTGTAAGTTTCGTACGGCTTTATGCAGATTTACATCTTCTTGATATGTTTGAGTTTGCTTTATACCACCATTTCCTAAGATTAAAATCTTATGGCTAATATTAAGGCAATACAATCTTAAATTAGATGTATCAAGATGAGAGGGTAGTGCCATCACCCTGTCACGTTTGCTTCCTTCATATCTGAAGAATCTATCTTCTGCACCATTTTCTTTGATAATATCAATCCTTCTAATGAGGATTTGTACATCTTGGGCATATTGGTCCTTATAGGTGAGAAGGAATTTCTCAAATTCGGTATATTCTTCACCCTCGAATCTTGGAGAATAAAGGCTGACTTTTTCTCCAGTTTCTAATAGCTCTATTAATAAGTTCTTTTCCATATAACTTATATTTTTGCTGCAAAGATAAACATAAAAGTTGATTTCTGCAAAGATTTTATGTTAAACTTTACTTTTATGTTTATCTTTTTTTATTTTGGACATTATGTCGGTAGAGGAAGAAGGAATAAAGATAGGAGGCGGAGATAAGCATCTTTACGAGTTGGAAAGAGCATCTTCTCGGGTTGGAGAAAGTATCATTCCAGGTGCTAGGAAGTACCTTCTCCATTGTTGCCACTAGGCTCGGCAGCTCTGCTGAGCCTAGTCAGCAGGTCTGCTGACTGCAGTCAGCACCTCTGTCGAGCCTAGTGGCAACCCCTTGTTATCGTACAACTATACACCTTTTAGTTGTACGACCATAATATGATGATACTTCTATGATACATTGATGATACTTCTTGCCGCATTTTTCAAGAAGTGTCATTGATGTTAAGTTGTTAATCATCAGAAAAATAACTGGTATTTTGAGGAAGAAAATGAGACTATGAGACTTTTTTGTAGAAAAAACTTATGTTGATAAGATGCAGAAGATGCTTTATGAAAACGTACAAATTACGTACAGGCGAGGAGCCTGTGAGATTTAATGTCTTGTTGTAGCTGCTTTGGGCTTTATAAAACTAGGTAATGTTATATATTCGTTAGAGCAACGAAATAAAGTAACAAACGGTGGAGGCTTATCAGTAGCCTTCACCGTTTCTTCCAGTTTATGCTTGGTAGAATCGAAAAGTTGGTGGGATTCATCAGATGAAGGTCACCAAACCTAAATATTTT